GTCATGCCGGGTTTGCATTGGTCTTCCCCACGTTAGGAGTTGGAGTATCAGGGAACTCATTGCCGCCGGGAATGGGGTCTTCTCCGTCCATCTCGCGTATCTGATTCGGCGTGTAGATTCGGTTTTGCACCATGGCCGCTGCCCACACTGCACGGTCCTTCATCGACCCCGCCGTGAGATAGCGGGTATCGAACTCGGCGAACAGCGGCCCCTCACCGGCAACGATAGTCTCGTCGATGCGCTGTGTCCATGCCTTATGCCACGGGGCGAGTGTGTGCTTGACGTGCGCGGCGAAAAACGCCTCGGAGCTAGCGAAGGTCGCGGTTTTGTCGGAGTGCCCAATCATAATCGGGAACACGCCGTAAGCCCGGCAGATTTCCTCGATCTGCAGCCGGCGCGTTTCGACGTGCTGCGAGTCCACGCCGGTCATGGTGCTGCTGACCCACTTGGCCGCACGATCGAGGATCAACGGTTCGCCGGTGGCGTTAGGCCCGCTGCGCTTTTTCAGCCAGGCGGTCAGCCTCGTGTGTTGGGCGTCGGTCAAGTTGCCATCCACAGAGTAGAGGCCGCTCGGGCGCATGCCGTTGGCCTGGAACTGCGCTTGGCTGCGCTCGGTCGCCATCGAGAGGCCAATCGCCGACGCCGCGAGCTTCACTGCATCGAGGCTGTAGGCCCAATCCCATTGAACGCCCTGCAGGATGAACAGGTCCGCCGGGTCGAACACGCCGATCATGCCGAACTCGTCCCAGCAGCGGTATTCCAGCGTGTAGCGGTTCGTTTTCAGGACACTCCATCGCCCTGGCAGAATCGGGATTAGCTCGCGCACGCGGCCATTATCGCCGCGCACCATCAGCGAGATGGCCGTGCCGGTCAGCGCCGCGTGCAGCGTCATCATGCGCCGCCACTCGTAGGATGTCTGCCACTCGTTCGGGCGCCGCGAGAGCAGACGGTACTCGGGGATGTTGGTCGCCTTCTCGCGCGTGCCGTCTGCCTTCTCGCGGAACACGTGGAGATCGGGCGTTGCGCAACCATCGGCAATCGTCTTGACGCAGGCCAGGACTGTGGTGACTTGGATTGCGGTCTGCGCCGTAACCACCAGGCCCCCGACCATCGCCGAACCACCGCTGTCCAGCAACGCCGCGACCTGATCGTAGGTCAACTCCTTGGCCCGTCGCCCAAACACGCGCTGTAGGATGCCCATTAAGCTACGTCCCAGAAAGAGCCGCCCATTGCAGCGGGATTGAGCGCCATAAGTGTAACCGCATTGAACGCCGCCATCAGCGGGTCGATCTTTGCCGTGCCACTCGCCTGTTTCGTGATGCTGACCGCGTTCGATACCTGCACGATTTTCGCGTTACCCACCGACCACGCCATCAGGGGTTGCCCGCCGTGGATCAGCGTACCCGCCGCTAGCCGGCGTTCGGCCGTCTTGACCGCGCCCGAAAGTTTCCACCCTTGACTGACCCCCACCACCTGATCGGCCGGTATCTCTACCGCATCGAGTGCATCAAGGATACCGCCCAGCCCGGCGGGGTCAACCCCCACCTTGTCGAGCAGCCCCGTTTCCCGCACGCGCGCGGCGATCGCTGCGACCTGGGCCACGTCCTGCCCAATACGCTCAACCACCATCAAGTCTCCATCCACAGCGAAGTCCATCAAGCGCGGCGCGATCTCGGGGCGACGCCGCATGACCGAGGGGTGCGCCCAGGCTTTACCCCACAGCATCCACTCGCCGCCGCCGCGCTTGCGCCCCACGACGGCAAGGCCGAGCAGATCGTCGAGGCCGCCCCCGTCGATGCCGATGTCCACAACCTCGCACTCGGCGAGGATGTAGTCGAGTGTGACGCGGCGATCTGTCTGTTCTAGCCAGTAGTCGGCGCCGGTCCAGCGGTCGGCCGCGAGATTGAGCCCGATCTCGATGTTCAAATGCTTCGCGAGGAAAATCTGCAAACCGCCGCCCCGCTGATTTTCCACTTTGACCAACTCACGCGCGAGCCAGTCGTGGCTGACCGAGCGCCCGATGTTCGGGTTCGCGACGTAGAAGTTCTCCGGCTTCATGTACGCCTTTGACTCGATCATCGCTTTCGGGAACTCGTACAGCACGCCGAGAGAACGCGGGTCGTGGATGCGCCCGTCGCGCACCGCACGGTAGTAATCCAGCTTGGCCTTGAACACGCCGGCCGGCGCAGTATCTGACTGCGTGGTCAGGTAGATCACCCAACCCTCTTCGCGCGAAATCTGGCCGCCGGTGGCTTCCATGAACATGGACTCCGCGTTCGCCCTGGACCCGAACAGCCAGTGCTCATCGACGAGGATGCGTCCCGACTTTTTGCCGGACACGGTATCGGTGTCGGCGGCCACAACCTTCAACGTCGCGTTCGTCTGCCGGTGCGTGATCGTGCGCAGGTGATCTTGCACGAGGAAGATCGCGCTCAGCTCGGGGTCAGCTCGCACCATACCCGCAGCCGGCTTGAAACTGTTGTCCGCGACTTCCTTCGTGGGCGCGATGATCAGGTGCTCTTCGTTGTCGCGCCAGCACAGGATCAGCGTGGTCAGCATGGCGCCCGCGGCGAGCGTACTCTTGATGTTTTTCTTCGCGATCAGCATGTAGAACTCGCGGATAAGCTGGATTCCCTGATCCGCGTCGTAGGCGCCGAACACCGCAGCCACGAAGTCGAACACCCACGGCTCGCTGCACTCGCCGAACGTGGGCTTGCCAGGCAGGTCAACAATCCGTAGTTGCTTGAAAATCGCCAAGGCTTCCTCGGCCTGGTCCGGGAAGATGGGCGGCGGGATGATGGACTCGCCCGCGACCAGCCGCCGCTCCCAATCAGGGCAGGCGGTCGTCCACTCAGTCATTGCCTACGGCTCGCAACGGCGCGCGGCCTGGCCGGAACTTGCCGCTGCGCAAGGCTTCGCTCGCGTCGTCTTTGCGCGCTTCCTTTTTGCCCGTCTCGCCGAGTTTCCGGTGGCGGTAGGGCATCAACGCAGTGGCCGCCGCCATGCGCAATTTCGGGTCGAGCAGCGGCGAGTTCATCACGCCGATCAGGAATACCTGCGGGTCATCGGTGGCTGCCAGGACCAGTTCCAACTCGGGCGTCGTGCCGAGTCCCGCGACTAGCGCAGCATCGTTCGGTATCGCGCCGCCCATGACGGCCGCCAGATACTCTCGGTTTTTGTTCACGGTTGTCATCACTCGCCCCTTGCCGTCTTCGCCCGGTGGCACTCGCCGCAAAGGGGTGCCCAATTTTCGCGGTCCCAAAATAGCACCTGGTCGCCGCGGTGGGGAACAATGTGATCGACGACGCTCGCGGCGACCACAAGGCCCTCACGCTCGCACCCGGCGCACAGCGGATGCGCCCGCAGGAACACCACCCGCGCCGCGCGCCAGCGGGAGTCGTAGCCACGCTGGGCGGCGGTGCGCTTGTCCGCGCGCCACGAGTCCGCCTCGATGATGCGGCCTCGGCTGGCGACCGGCGCAACTCGCGGCTTGACGGTCTGCAGGCGACTCACTGCCGGGCCTTTGGCTGCAGCCGCGAAATCCGGTTGAGCTTGTCGGCATCCAGGCGCAAGGCCGTCTGCAGTCGGATGACGTACTCCACGAGCGTGCCGTTCGTCAGCACGTCAGGGACCGCCGGCATCGGCTCTGCGGTCACCATCTCGGGCGCCAGCGGCACGTAGGATGGGACTCGAACCTCAACGGTCCTGGTCTGAATGACCGGCGTTGCGGCGCACCCACTCAGCAACGCTAGCGGGAATAGCAACATCAGCCCATGCTTTCGACTTAGGCTCGTGTTCATACACCACCCTGACCGCGCTTAGCGCCTTGTCCCGCTCTGCCTGCATGCCGAACGCATAGTCCCGCATCCGGTCGAATTCAGTCTTCGCCTGTTTCAAGTTCGCCGCGTTCTCCGCGGAGCACTTATCGTTGGCGTTCTGTAACTGCGCGATCGCCAGGGTGTCGGCTTGCTTCGCGACCTTGTAGGCCGTCACGACGGCGCTCAGCCGATCAACCTCGGCTACCTTGTGCTGGTAGGCGAAAATCGCAGCGGCGACCAGCGCCAGGGCAACGAACGCGGCGGTAATTCGAGTGATCACGATGCACCCCCACTTGTTCCGAACGGCCCTACTCTGGCACATCCGCCGGCTGGCCGCCAGCGTCAACAAACGCCTGCGTCAGCCGCGCAACAGTTTGCTCGCGCTGCCCGTAGCCGGCGCCAGGCAGACTCGCCCACACCGGCGCGCACTTGGCCAGCGCGTCATCCAGCCGCCCGGCCACAACGTCGGCCAGCGCGCCACGCTCGCGGATCAGCTCGATCGCGCCCCGGTCCTGCGACTCGGGCGAGAAGTCGGGCAAGCCGAGATTCTTGGCCAGCGCGCGCCACGTCCGCCACAGGAACTGATAGCGACCCGCCGCGGTCGAAAACAGGTGATAGCGCGACAGCCAGACGCGCTTGCGCGGGTGTGCGCTGTAGCCCGCGAAAGTCGTGCCGCCGACGAGGATGTTGTAGCCGTCATCGCCGCGCCCGGCGGTGCCTTCCGACACGGCCAGCATGTCCAGGAATGCCAGCACGTTCTGGCCGCCCGCGGCCTCGGCGTCAAGCCTGGCCATCGCCGCCGTCCTTTGGGCGCAACCGTGGCTGGTCCACCACACGGGCGACAGCGGCAATCGCCGGCAGTGCGACGCCGATGCCGGCCAGGACGGCCTTGACTCCATCGCTCAAGTGCGGCTTCAGGTCGGGGGGCAGCAGCATCCACGCGCCCGCGGCGGCCGAGTAGGCCACGGTTGCGACGATCAGGCGCATCGACCAAAGCCGATACCAGATGCTCGCCTCGGGGATCAGAGTCAGCTTTTTCATTGTTTCGCCCCCTCCTGGTGGACCTCGGCGCTCAATTCCATGACCCGTTGACGGGTGTCTTCCTGCCGCACCTCAAGTTGCGCGAGTTGCGTCTTGATGCTGGGCACGTCGGCCAAGGCGAGTTGCACTTGGGTCAACTGGACCTGCAGCCGGGCGATCGCGAGGTTGCCCTCGTTCACGCTGCTGCCAATCCACAGGATTGCCGCAACGGCAATGCCCTCGATGACGATACGCGCAGACTTCAGCAGGTCAACGTGATGCGGTTCCATAGGTGGCCCCCCTAACTTGGGTGGCAACCTAGCGGCTTGCGGGCCGACTGTCAAGGCCACAATGCTGCAATTCTGATTTGGGTAGACATTGAGTCTCTTTAGTTATACTATTAGTTACTCTAAGTTATTGATAAATAAAGATAAGTATAGTATAATACCATTTACCAAAACCTATTCGTTCGCTGGCTGGACTCACATCTATAAATTATGGAGCGTCTTTGGTGGCCATAATTAGCCGCCGCCGGGCGCCGCCAAACCTGGCGACTGAAAACTTTTTGGTAAATGGTAAAACCCACTTTTCCCTTAGTAATCAGGTACTTGGGCACCAAAACAGCTCAGAAAGACTACCAAGAAACTCGGGCTCGAACGAAACCTTAACTTATAATTAACTTTTTATAAACAATTTTCCCGTATATTAGCTCCATAATCGCGTTTATGAACCGTTCAGCCGGCCATAATTATAGAACCATACGGTCGAGTACGGCCATAAATCGCCAACATACGGTCGCGTACGGCCATAAATCGCCAACATACGGTCGCGTATGGCCATAATTGGGCCAATAGGGGCCATAAATTATCCATAAATGGG